AAAACTTTTTTGTAAAAAGTTTTAATTAGCTGAATACTGCGTTAGCAATAGTTACAGTACCTAGGTAATCAGCTGCGTTACCTAAAGAGCTTGCACTGTTAGTCAATTCAACATATCCATAACGAGTCATAAAGCTTACGACTGGTTCGAATGTTGATGGATCTAACACAACACCGCTGCTCATCAATGGAATGTATGGGCAGTAGAATGCTGCTGCATCACTTTCGCTTGATCCTTTGTAACCAATTAATACTGTATCGTTAGATGCATAAGTGTTTACATAGACCTTCATAGCATTGTTCAATGTACCAACGAACTTAGTGTTTGTTGGAGCTTCGAATGTGCCTTCTGTTGTTCTTGCGAACGCAGAAGTTGTAGCACTTTGAAGAATTGTTAATGCTGTTGGGCTAACTACTGCCCAGTTACCAGCGCCACGACGTGTACGCTGAGCGATTGTGTTAGCAACACGGTTGATCATAACTGCTAAAGCAGCATGTTCATCGCCAACGAATGTAGCAGTACCAGAAACAGCTGCCTGGTCATATGCTTGTTGGTTTTGTGTGCCAGCTAGTGTTACTAAACTAGCTAAAATTTCTTGGTCGATTTCAGCAGTAATTTCTTGAGCAAGTGCTGCCATGATTTCTGCTTCGATGTCAATACCTTGTTGGGCTTGTGCATCTTGAGCAGCTTCAAATGTCCAACGAGCTGATAGCTTACGTGTCTTAGCTTCAACTGTTTGCTTTAAGATTTGAATGCTTAATCTATTTCCAGCTTGGCCTTCTAGAGCAGCTGTAGCAGCAGCTTTAGCAGTTGTTGTGTTACCAGAATATGCTTCAGCAATTTTGAATGGGCTTAGAGCTTCTTCACCTGCTACTGCACCACTGTTACCTGTACCTGCTGTGTCGCTGTAACGAACACGTAGGGTATGGATTTGTCCAACTGGACCAGTCATTGGTTGTACGCCTACCAACTCGTTAGCGATAACTGTTGGCATAACACGACGGATTACTGGAAGAATCACGCGGTTTAATGTTGCGACGTTGCCGGCAGAAGTAGCACCACCTGTTGCACTTTCAGCGAGATACTTACGAGTATTCTCAAGTGTAGATGCCATTACGGATCTCTTGGTGCCTTGTAGGCCTTCCAATAGAGCCTCTTTTGTTTCTGACCAGCGGCTTGTTAGTAGTTCTGACATTATTTTTCTCCTGATTAATGTTTAAATTCCAGCAAGACGACGAATATCAAAGATATTATTATCGACTTCGCTGCTACTTACGCTGTTGGTTTCTTTATTGCCTGTAATTTCTTTTGCCTCTACAAGTGCCTTTTTCTTCTGTGGTGCTTCGCCAGCAATAACTGCTGGTAAGTATTTTTCAAAATTACTACGTAACTTTGCAGTTTGAACACTTTCCAATAGTTCTGTCATGATAGCTTTTTGCGTTGAAGCTAATGGGCCTACCAAGTCATCAATAATTGCTTTGCGTTCTACACTTTCTTTCAGTGTTTTAATTTGTGCTTCCTTGCTTTCTGCAATTAGTCGAGCTTCTGCTACAGCGTTTTTAGCAGCAGCTACTTCTAATTCCTTTAAGTCTATAACTTTAAGCAATTTAGCTGTTTCTGATTTTTCACTTAGATAGCTGTTTTGATATTCGCTAGCAAATGCCTCGAACAACTTACGACCAAAGTCGTTGCGTCGAGCTGCTTCGATATCTTCTTTTAGTTGGCCAATTTCTTTTTGTAGTCCTTGACTAACTGTTTCTTCAACTAACTGAGCGGCACGTTTAACAAATTGAGATTTTAGTAAAGCAAATGCTTCTTTTCCTTCTCTTACTAAACGCACTTTTGTTTCTGCGATATCTTTTTTATCGATTTGGAACTCTGTAATTTCTTGAGCCAAAGCTTCTACAACAAATCTTTCAAGAGTTTTAAACTTTTGAGCCATTTGTACTTGATCTTCATGCAATTCCATGACTTCCTGTGCTAGTTGACGTGTAACGAATTCGTTAACTACCCTAGCGTTTTGTTTCATTGCAACTGCATATCTAGCTTTTTGTTCAGCTAGATGTTTGCGATCTTCTACAAATTCTGCGATTTCTTCTGCTAGTCTGTCACCAAGCATACGATCGATAGCTTCGACCATAACTTGTTTGTCGTGTTCATAACGTTGAGCAAATTCTTCGCGGAGTTGTTGAGTGACTTGAGTGCGATTCTCGTCGATTCGCGCTTCCCAAGACTTTTCAATATCAGCTTTGATCTCTTCAGAAATCACATTGTTTTCAAATAGTGTTTTAAGTGCTTCCAACATGTGATTCTCCTTTTTTATTGGAGTCCGCTTATTATTTTTAATAAGCTTTCTTTAAGATACTTCTGCGCCTTTGGATCATCCTGTACTTCTTTCGCTATGCGTAAGCTTCTATAACCACCTTGATGATTCATTAAATGTTCATAGATAGGTGTAGGATATGCTCCAGGAGCACTAGGTTGAGCCACCACATCGACTGTGATGATTTCAAAATCTTTTACCATTCCGTCGTGATCTACATCACCGGAACCTCTAGAAGATACTCCCAACTTTACGCCGGCTTGTAACATAGTTTTAACTAGTTCACCCATTGGAGTTGGGAGTATTTTTAATTTTCCATAACCGTCTGCTCCATCCATCCACATTTCTGTGACCATATGGCACACACGATCAAGATTG